GTATATATTTGTTCTAGTTGGTTGGTTAGGTAAAAAATATTAATCCCCTTCTTGGCAAATCCTCTAACGATATCCAACCATACTATTGCTGGAGGGGGGTTTTTAAATTTTAAGTATGGTTAAATTATGGATAATTTTAGGGTTGTATGTGTTAATGACAAGGCTAAGCCTAGCGGTTTTGTCGGAGAATGGATTAAGAAAGATGAGATCTATACCGTTGTTGATGCGAAAAACCTTGCGAGGCAGAGAATGACTTTAGGGTACAAACTTGCAGAAGTAAGTATATCTGAGCATTCTGAATATCAATATTTTTTATCAAACAGATTTAGGCCTTTATCTGAAGAAGATGAAATGATGGAAAAAGCATTGGAAGATTTAATGAAGGAAGTTGAGGAAACTAATTTAGTGTAATGGATATTCAGATTTTAAAAGAACTAGACAAGTTTAGGGATATATCTTTTAAAGAAGATAGTCATGAATATTTTTACAGAGGTAAAAACTGTATGTCGGTAACTACGCTTATTAGTGACTATCAAAAACCATTTGAAACAGAAATAATAGCTTTCAAGTACGCAAAGAAGCATAACTTAAATGTAAAGGATGTTCTTTTAGATTGGGAGCATAAAAAGAACTCAGCGGCAGAAAGGGGAACTCATATACACGCATACGCTGAGTACAGGTTTCAGAATAAAGTTTACAATCATCCCTACTTTTCAGAAAAAGACGAAAAACTAATCAAGATGGTTGATGACTTTTACACAGACGTAAGTGGAAAACTTATATTAGTTAAAGCAGAGCTAGTTGTAGGAGATTATAACTTAGGAATCTGCGGAATGGTCGATAAGCTGTTTTATAATGTAAAAGCAAATGAGTTTCAGATTTGGGATTATAAAACAAATAAAGATATTAAAGAATATAGTCCATACAAAAATAAAATGATGAACGGATTAGGTCATTTAGAGGATTGTGAGATGGTTAAATTTAGTCTACAATTAGGCATATATAAGTATCTTATAGAAAAAAATACAAATATTAAAATAGGAAATTCATATATTTGTTGGTTAAATAGCGACAAAAACGACAGCTATGTGCCAATAGAAACAATAGATCTCAGTGATGAGGTTTGTAAAATAATAGATGATATATAGAAAGTGAGTACATCTTCGTCATATTCCAGCAATAAACTTTTACAGGTAATAGATGACGAGACTCAACATTTTATAGCTAAATCATATATCACAGCAGCATTTGAAGCAGATAGATACGTCACAGAGTATCACTTATACTGGTACAACAAAAACAAAGGTACATTTGAGGAGCATGATAACTACGTTAGGATGTCTTACAAGAAAATGAACAAAAAAGAAGTTAAGTTTTTCTTTTCATTAGAGGATGAATACACCATAGCTATAGAAAATGAACACGGATGTGTATGGAATAATAAACTATTAGGATTCGATAAAACTAAAGTTATATTAAGCCAGTTTAGTATAGATTGGCCTACTTCTTAGGGTCTTCCTTTCCTTCTCCTTCAAGAGCTGACACTCTTTTTTCCAAGTTGGCAACATGATCTGAAAGTTTAGCCAAAATATCAATTTGCTTTTTAGTGTCTTCTACTATTGCTTTTTCATTAGAGAATTTTGAAGAATGTCTAGCCGAGCCTCTTACTGTCTCTTTAGATTTTATTTCGTAATCTTTAATTTCAGCGTGTTTAACAAACTCTTCTTTTTTTTCTTTTTCGGATAATGCCATTTTGTTTTTTTTGTAAAGATATAAAATCTTCTAATTGATAATTTTTAGGATTTTCCCTGTCTTCTTGTCCACCCTAGCCAACTTCATTCTATAGTTTGTTTCTTTGGATTGAACGTATCTAGTTATAACATTCTTTGTGCTGTTTATTGTTTTCACATTTTCAGGCTCATATCTTGCGTGTGATTGTGCATTAATATATGCGAATGTGATTGAAAATATAGCATCATCATAATCATATCTAGCGTCAGCTGCTTGATACCTTGTCTGTCTATGACTCGTTGAGCTCCTTAAATCTTTCTCTACAAAGGTTTTTAACTGTTCCCATATCCAAGGTACATCTATTCTGTCAGCATACGTATCAATCATTTCTTCTGTCTTAGCTATGATACGAGGAGCTGTGTTTGCTTTATTAGATATTCCAAACCATTTGCCAGAGTGTGTGTGAAAGTAGTCAGGTAGCTGAGTCATAGCTGTAAATTTATTTCTAAAACCATGAATCTCTTGAAAGTCCAGGTGCATATCTCCAATGTTGTTTTCTATGAGCTCTTTTACGCCACCTCTTTTTAATTGGTCGTAGTATAAGCTTTGTAGCAAGACCTGTAGGTATGTTTGTTTAAATTTTCTATCCCTATGAAACACTACAGATGATACGCAGTTAGTATATGCATCCCATATAGCACTAGACATCATAGAGTGCCCTGTTTCTGAGTTGATAGGGTCAGTTCCTTGATACCATCTATTTTTCCATATCTCTCCTTCTGGTGGGTGATGAACAACTAGGGCTGTAGTTGATATATCTTCTCTTCCCTTTGTGGGTATCCATTCTGCTCCTACTATTCTATGTGGTGTTATTAAATCAGGAGTTGGTTGAGACTGATCCATTATTGGCTCAAAGTAGCCATATTCTATAGGTGTATCTTTGCCATAAATATCACTTAGACGTTGATTACACACATGTATTGGAACCAAAGTTCTTGACTTACGCAAGAACATATCATCTACCGTTATAGGATAATGTTGATGAAACTGAACCTTAGCCACTTCTCCTTTCTTGGTTCCTTCCAATGCAAGATAAGCTTTGCGTTCATTGTTTATATGTCTATCTGTTACACCTCTTCTTGCGTATGCATTGAAGAATAATGGTATGATACCATATTCATAATTTTTTTCTTGCCATTGTTTAAGGCACATCTTAAACTCTGACTCGAATACAGAGCCACCCTTATCCATTTCACCTCCTGTTCCCCAAGCCATAAACTGCTGTTGCATGGTCATCTTGCCAGTATCTGGATTGTACTTGAACAAAGCAGGTCTACCCTCACGCATCATCTCACCGAATATATCAAATAGACCTATCTCATCAACAAACACTGCAGATGGAGAACCACCATTAATTGCATCTACCTGTGGGCTATCTACCTGGAAACGAGATGCTCCACCATCTTCTCGACCCTTCTTTTGTCCCTTTTTATCAAAAGACATTACTTTATCTGTCCAGTTCTTTACATCTTGAGCTATATGATCTGGAATCTTTGTATACGCCCACTTAACTTTATCTCTGAATATCTCTATACCCTTTGATTCTGAGTGAGTTACGAATTTAATGAAATATGACTTGTTTAGATTTACTCTTTTCATTCCTGCTAGACACATGGTTGTTGTAAAACCAATCTGTCTTGCCTTACCTATCATCATAGAATAACCACAGTCAAATAGAAACAGAAGAACTTCTTGAGCTTCCCAGGCAGAATACTTTAACATTCCCCCTTGAGATTTATCTTCTTTTATGAATCCGTATTTGTTGCAGAAGTATAGAGTGTTGTCTTTGCATCTTTGGATTTCTTGAAATAACCAATCGTATTGGTCTTCTTCATTGTCGAAATCTAAAATTGTGGTCTTATCTTCTAGCCACTCTTTTGCTTGCTTGCAGTATAAACTAAAGGGCTTAAAATCTATTTTGTTCTGCCACCCAGAGTTTATACTATCTATCCAATCTACAAATGATTTAGGATACTGAAATTCTTCATGTGATGGCTTCCACGCCTCCGTGGGTATATGCCCTTTAATCATACTGTCTTTATCAGTATGACTCATATTTTTATATTAATAAGAAAAAGGTAGTTTTCTATTGGACTTAGGAAGTCCTTCAACATTCTTTTTCATTTGCTTGTCTACAGCGTCTTCTGTAGTTTGAGCTTTCATTTTACCTACCTTGCCTGCTTTACCTGCGGATTGACCAATTCCATCTTTCTTAGGGAATTCGTTCTTAAGCATTGAAGACTTTATGTTTTTTGGATTAAAAACTGCTTTTGTAGCAGCTCCTGTTATTGCTTTTGTTCCTCCTCCGTTGTTTGTTTTTCCCATGATTTATTAATTTTTATTTTTATAAGAGCCTGCATATTTAGAGGCTTTTTTTAATACATTACTTGTAACCTTTTTAGGATTCTTTTGTGTCATGAAATTGACTGAATTGTTTCCTACATCAGCTGTCCCGGGT